TTATTCATTAGCTTTCCCCTGCTTCCTGTCCAACTCGTCGGATAGGTTGGACACTTTTCCTGCGCTCAGCTTCGCAAATCCGCTGTCGGCGAGACGCGCCCGGTTGGCTTTCTTGGTGTAGACCGCCGCCTGCGTCGTGTCGGAGTGCGCAAGGTAAGACGCGATCTCCCATTCCGACGCCCCGGCGTCTGCAAGTCTGGTGGCCCCGGCCTTCCGCAGGCCGTGCAGCGACCCCGGAACACCGGCCTCGGCGCACCTGGCGCGGAACCAGTTGCCCAGCGATGCGACGGCATAGGGCTTGTCGCTCTTGTCCTGCGTGACAAACAGCAGCCGGTCTTTGGGGACGTGGCGCAGCTCCTCGGCCAGTTCGGGCAGGATTGGCATGTCAGCCGCAACAGCGGTCTTGTGCCTGCGATAGGCGATCCGGCCCGCTTTGACGTGCTGGCGACCGACGCGGGCGAGGTCTTGCCGCGCCATGCCGGTGTTTAGGGCCAGCAGCATCACCAGTCGGGCCTTAGTGGTCGGGCCGTGCCGATCAAGGAAGCGGTTCACCTCGTCGTCTGTCCATGTGTGGAAGCCATCCGGGTTCGTTTTCATCCGTTCGGCATGGCGCGCCGGATTCGGGCCGGTATAGCCGACTTTCTTGGCCGCGAAGTTGAACAGCATGGACATGTTCTTCTTAACTGTGTTCTTAGCGGACGGGCCGTCCTTTTTCGACATGAGGGCTTCGACGTGCCGGACTTCCAGCCGCTCGAATTGATACTTGCCCGCCTCTTTGCGCAACCAATCCAGCTCAAGCCGAATCGACCGCTTACGGCTATCAGAAAGGTCCTGAAACCGCAGGCTGCGCAAGTATTGCTCGATCAGCCATGCGAGGGTGCCCGGAAGGGCCGTCGATGCGTTCGAGGGCTTGGAACCGGCAAGCGCAGCCTCATATGCCGCCAGAAAGTCCGCCGAGCCGTAGGGGCCGGGAAGGTTGATGCGGAAGTCACCGCGCTCAAATTTCCAGTAGATGCGCCCCTTGACCACGTTCTTGCGAACGCCGGGATATGGGTTCTTGCGCCGCGTCATCGCAGCAGCTCGTCAGGATCGGGGCCGATGGCGTTTGTATCTGTTGCGCTTGCAAATATCTCGTGTGATCCGTCCGGGCGAACCACGATGCGCCAACCACTGACGCCAGCAGCTTGAAGACCCTTGGCGTACCGGGTCAAATCAGATTGCTTGAGAAGGGCGGGGCGGGGTGCCATCACTATGCCCCCTCGGCCAAACGGATCGCGGGACGTGGCAAACGGTCGATCACCATTTGCGCCAACGCCCCCAGACAAAAGAGCATGACCGGGCCTTGAACGTATGCTTCGCCGTATTGGATATTTCCGAAAAAGCTGTCGTCGGTATCCTCATCATCGTGGAAGAATTCCAGCGAACCGTCTGCCCAGATGACAAGCCAGTTCGGATGCTTCATGCCCGAGATACCGGCAAGCTGCTCAGCCGCTTTGATCATGATATCTAGGCTGCGCACCTCCTCAAGCATGTCAACGCGAAACTTATCCCCGAGCTGGGCCTTGAAATGGGAAACCTCGTGATCGGAGATTTCGCCAAGCTCGGCCTTGGCCTTCTCCCGCACGGCATCCGAAAACGCTTTCGGGCTCCAAATCGTGCTTTGAAAGATGGCGCGGGCCGCATGTCCCGCAAACTCTTTAGCCGCTTCGGGCGTGGTGCCGCGCGAAACCAACATGCCCATCACGAACATGACCAGCATATCGGCCAAGTTGTAACGTGCATGGCCTTCCTGCCGGGGCAGATGTCCCGCCCGACGCCAGTTGCGAACGGTCGCCTGCTTGACAGCGGTGATCGTCTCTGCCTCGCCGGGCGTGTATGTTTCCAGTTCCAGTTTCATCGCGCACACCTCATACCGTGTATCATTACGCGAAGTTATAATTTGTGTCAAGCAACACATTCGATCAGGTGACCGGATAGCCATCAAGGCCGGTGCAGGCATTCCAGAGCGCTATGACGGCCCGGCAGTCATTGGTCTGGGCCTGCTGTGCAAATTCGTCAGAGTCGGTGGCGCCCGGACAAACATAGACCCACGCCAGCGCCGCCAGTGCGCCGATACCTTCCAGCGACGTGGGCTTGAGGGTCAGCATAGCTTGTTCGGCGGCATTTTCACGCTCTTGCGCGGCAAGTGATCGTGGATCATCAAAATTGCCGTTGCCATCCAAGTCAGCAAGCGCGCGCCATTCCCGACGGGCTGCCAACCATTCATGATAGATCGGCACTATGGGGTCCGGCTGATCGGCCTGTGCAGCGGGAGGCATCGCCAGCGCCACGCCCGAGGCGGGCAGCGCGGTCAATAGGGTGCGGCGGGACATGGTGGGGCTGTTCGCGCAAACGCGGTTTTCGGTCATCAGATACCCTTTCTTTGGTGCATAGGTGATATGACACCACTTTGGTGCAACACCAATTTAGTGTCAACACTATTTTGGTGGCATGTTGTCAGCGCTCTGCTATTATATCCTTATGGCAAAGCAAGACGACTGGACACGAATAACCCTGCGCCTTCCGCGCGACCTTCACGCCCGCATTACTGCGGCGGTGGGTGCCGCTTCTCTGAATGCAACAATCGTTACTTCCCTTGAAGAACGATTCCCTGTTTCCGCCGAAGATAAGCTCAAGGCGCTCTTGGAAGAATACGATCATGCTATGAATGAGGATAACCCTAACAAGGAAAATCTGCGCCAACTCTATGACTGGGGCGTGCAAATCCTTGAGCGCGGTTTACGGACAGAGAAGCAGAAAAAACATCTTCAACGCCTGCCGCAGCACCGAAAGAAAGTTGGAGAAGAGAAAGATGATTGAGGTCGGAAAGAATTACACGCTGGTCATGCTTGAGTTGACCAACGCGGGCTATAGCAAGGGGTCCATCGACGTGACCGTCACGGGCCGGGAAGGCAACCTGATCGAGGTGAACGGATGCGAGGTCATCAACACCGCATCCCCCCTGTTTCATTCCCTGATTGACGCCGAGGGCGAGAAAGCGCACTTCGCCAAGCTGGAAGCCGACTTCGAGGCCAGCTTGTCGGGCGACTGATCGTCTTACCGCTCCGAATCAAACGCGCGCGCCACGCCTGCGAGTCTATAGCAGGCTGCGCGCTGTCGGGGTTGTTACGGCACTCTCCGACTAATCCGTGACACTTTAGGTCTGAACAGGCCGGACAAAGGACCTGAGACCCAAGGCGTATCCTGCCTTATCTCTCCCAATCCACCATGCGCATCGCGCCGGACACGTCGCCGGGCGGGATGCCTGCTTCTTTTGCCTCGGCCAGCGTCTTGATGATCGCCGAGAGGGCACGGGCACGTCCGCCAGCGTCGAAGGCTTGCAAGGGCCTGATCGTGTCAATCGTCACCTCGGCCCCGAGCTTGGCCGTCGCCTCATCCGCCAGCATCGCGGCGATGGGCTGCAAGGTCCAGATTGCGAGTTGGCGTTGTGCCTCTCGGATCACGGGGCCGGTGGCGGCGCGGTTGAAGAATGACGGCAGAATGCCATAGGCCATGCCGATTCCCTCGCGGGCCGCTGACAGCGTTTCATCGGTCATGCTCTTGGACAGGTCCGGCGAAAGCTGATCGGGCTTTTGGCCGATGGTCGGGTTCATGCCTGCCGCCGTCGCCTGGGCAACGCCTTCGATCACAAGCGTGGAACCACGCCGCCCTTTGAACGCGCCGCGCATGTTCGCCATGTCGTCGGAGCCGGTGTCAGGCAAGGGCACGATCTGAGAACCAAGTGGCGCATTTTCAAACGTCTCAGCCAGCGCGGATTCGACGGCATGTAGCATTGCGCCCGTCAGGCTGGACCGGCGCAGCGGTGCGGTGCCGATCCATGGCGTCAGGTTGTCCGAACCGATCCTCAAGTGCAAAACCTCGGCGGCAAGGGCCGTGACAGTGCGCCCGCCGCCCGCCTCAGGGATGGACAGGCGATAGGCGCGCGGTTTGCCGTCGCGGGTGGTCACGTCCCAATCCGTGGCCGGGACAAGGCCCAGCTCTGTGATCAGATAGACAGCCTCGCCGTTCAACGCGATGCCTCGGGCGATCATCGCCATGGTCTGCCGGGTCAACAGATCGGTGCCGGTCACGTCCGCCATGGCAAAACCGCCCTCCCACAGGCTTACGCAGCTCTGCACCGTCGCCGTCAGCTCAGCCACGCCGCGCCGCCCGCTGATGAAGCTGTCACGCGCCGCCATCACTTGCGCGGTGTATCCGCCGCCGCTGGATCGCGCCTCGATCGGGCGCAATTTGTTTCTGAGCCATCCAAGCATGATTACCTCCACCGGGTTACGGCATGGCGACGCGCAATGTGCTGCGCCACCTCGCCAATGGGTTGCCAGTTGCGCGCCTCGATTTGGGCTTGCGGATAGGCGGGTCTCGTGACGGCGCTGATCTCGATCAGGTCAGCCGCCCGGATCGTGCGCAGGATCGCGTTTCCGCGTTCCTCGACCGTCTCGCCGCCCGGCCGGACGCGAAAGCCCGGCGAAAGGCCGCGCACCAACCCGGCCGCGTGGGCAGATAGGAAGTCCCGCACATAACTGACCTGCCCCATGTCGGCGCTGATCGTCGCGTCTACGGTCAGCGCATCATCGGTTTCGGTCAGCGTCAGAGTGCCGGCGGAACGCGAGGCCAGAGGTTTGTTGAAGTCGTGACCGGCCAGAAAATGCACGTCCTCGCCGCGTTCCAGCCGATCCGCGAAGGCGCGGGCCGCGATCATCTCACGACGCTCACGCCCTGCCCCCATGCGTTCGGCCAGCACGGTTTCCCGGCCATATGGGAAGGTTGCCCGAAGGCGGGTTTCCCCGCCCTCGGTGCGCAGCTCAAGGCTGCCGACATGAGCGCCCCAGAGCATTACACCACTGCCAGTTCGAGGCCAGTCAGCAGTTCGAGCTGGGCCGGGCGCGCCACGGTCACGTCCATCGTGGCAAGGGCAGTGATCCGCAGCCCGCCGGACTGTGCATCGCTGTAGGGGTCGCGGATCATATCCACCGCGCCCCAAGCGCCGATAAAGATCGGGGCCACACCACCCGCCGCGGTGGTCAGCAGGGCCGAGGTGGCCTCGGGGGTGCCGGACGGCGCGGCAAGCGCGTTGTTCGTCATGGCGATGTTGCCCGAGGGCAGGTTTTTCACCAGCCGGTCCCACTCGGAAACCGCCGTGCCGCTGATCAGAACGCTGTCCAGATAGTCCCACAGTTCGGGCCGGATCAATGCCCGCACCGCATCCGGCGAACCGGCGGCATTGGCGGTCATGAACCGGGTGACAGCCGAGCGGAACGCGCCCCAACTTGCCAGCGCATCCACCGCCGTGGCCGTGATGCCATAGGTGGCCGCGCCGGTGATGACGCCGAGCGGCTGGCCGTTGGCCCCGGTGCCGAGGAACGCCGCCTGATCCATCGCCGCGCCCATGGCCCCGCTCATATCGCGCCGCACCGCCTGTTCCAGCGCTGCACCCGATTGTTTCAGAGTCTTACGGGTGATGCGCATCTGAATGCCGAGGTTGTGGTCCGGCGACATGGCCCGGTCGGTCGTGGCATAGGTGGTGGGGCCTGCCACGTTGGCCGTCTCGCCATCCGCCCAGCCTGCCGTGACAGCCGAGGTGGTCACGGGCCATTCCACCGCGCCCGCGTCGATGCTGATCATTTGCGCACCCATCCGTGCCGCTACGCTGTCCGGGAACAGACGGTCGATGATTGGTCGGGTCTGGATCGGGTTCGGGGTGCCACTGGCAACGGTCTCACCCGCACGGGTTTCGAGCGCCTGCCATGGCACGGGAATACCACGAAAGCCGCCCGCGCTGCGCAGTTCGGACACGATCTCGGCGGTTTGGCCGTCAAGCTGCCGCCCCTCATCAAGGGCAAGTGCAACCTGACGAAGCTCGAAACCGGCCATAAGGTTGGCCCATTCCTGCGCCGAGCGGGTTTCCAGTTCGCCGCCTGCATCCCGGCGTTCGGTATCCTCGGCGATCAGGGCCGCGCGGTAGCGGGTCTCATTCGAGCGATATTCCCCGTCCAAAGTCTCCATCTGGCGGACCTCATCCTCGGTCGGGGTTTCTTTGCCCGCCAGCCCCGCAAGGCTCTGGCGGATTTCGCTTTGCCGCCGGGCGATTTTTACTGATTCAAGCATCGTTGATATCCTTCTGATTGATGCTTCGTTGATCGGGACGCGTCAGCGCCTCGACAGCTTGCCGCCAATCTTGGCGGTCCTCTCGGGGCGGGGGATGCCCGCACTCGATCCTTGTCTTTCTCGTGTGGCAACTCGGGCAAAGCGCCTGAAGGTTGCGCGGCTCATAGGACAGCTCAGGGTGCGTCCGAACCGGCTTGACGTGATCCACCTCAAGACGCCCGCCGCAGCCGCACGAACAGCAGCGATAGCGGTCGCGTTCGAGGATCTCGGCGCGCAGCGCCTTCCAGCGTTTCGTGCGGGTGACCCGCTTGGAATAGCGGTGATGATCGCGGCGAACATTTGCCATCACGTCACCAGCGCCTTGCAGGAGATTTCGAGAAAGGCCTGTCTGCCCTCGGTTTGCTTGGTGCCGATAATGTCAAATTCCAGCCCCTCACAAGTGAGCCGGTCCCAAGGCTTTATGCTGCGCGTGAAGGGGGAAGATCGGACGGTAAAGCGAGTGTCCAATGTGGCCTCGGTCCTGCCCGATGCGAATTTCTCAGCGTCGGTCACGTCGCGGCGACCTGCATAGATCGGTGATCCAAGAGCGACAAACTCGCCCTGCGTGTTCCCGTAACCATCGTCAATCAGCTCGGACCGCAGGAATTGCACCCGCCTGTCCAATTTTACAGCCGTCAAAACCATTGCATCCTCGCTTTCGATTTGGGTTGAGCGGCGATCCGCGCGCCTTGGGCGACAGCGAGAACCGATGCCGCCGCTGCGTCGATCCGGCCCGTGGACCTCGCCTTCGCAATCTTGATATTGTTCGCGGGATCGCGCAGGCACACCGTGTCCGCGAACGCCGAGCGCAGCAGCAAAGACGGCTTGGCTTTCACCAGCCCGTCGAAGGCGGCGCGGCGGAACCGCTCTGCATCCTCGCCGCCGTCCCGAAAGCCCTGACCGCGCCAGACCAGCGGCGCGCGGATGCCTGCCCGGACAATCGCCTCGCCCAATTCGGCCTGCTTGTAGCGGTCCATCGTGATTGCAATGATTGGCTGATCCTCGACGTAGCGGATTACTTCGATCAGCCACGGCGCGACGGGCACGGTCTTGTCGCCGAGAACAGACAACTCGCCCCGGTCATGCATCTCGACATAGCGACCGGCCACGCCGTCCGATTGGCCGCGATCTAAGAGGTTGGGCATGGACGGAAATGTGCCGTAGCATTCAAGCCGTCCAGTCGTGGGCCAGTAAAACGCCGCCGCCGTCATTGAGGCCGAGCCGCCGAGGTCGATCCCGATCACGACACCGCCTTCGCGGGGTGGCAGTGCCGAAGTTTCGCAGCCGAGCCATTCGTCCAGGGTGATCAGCAGGTCGCGCGATTCACCGGACACGCGCTCATTGCGGTTGTAGAGCCGGAAACTCGTCAGGCTCGAACCGCCCCGCGCAATGGCCCGTTTTGCTTGGGCTTCCAGCCATTCCAGAGAACCGCCGATGCCATGAGGCGCGCCGGGGTTGGCGATCAACAGGCTTTCGGGATCATCGGCAGGCAAGCCGGGGGCAGGTCTATGCTCTTGAACGTAGGAGCCGGGCGACGGATCGTCTATCCACCGGGAAAAGGGGTGCGTGTCATCGCTGGCACTGGTGCTGATCAGGAAGGCTCGGCCTTCACGCTTGCCCAGACCGGACAGCAGCGCGTGTTCCAATTCGTCACCGCGATCAAGGGCCCAGTGCCCGCGCTCGTCAAGAATTGCCATTGTCGGCGCACCGCCAAGGGCTGATTTGCCGTCTGCCGCGATGACCCGAAGGATATGCCCACCGCCGTCGCCCTCATATTCAATCTCAAGCCGGGGGGCGCGGCGAAAAATAAAGTGCCGGCGGATTTCCATGGGAAGGCTGGCAATGAATCCCGCCACAAAATCCCAAATGATGCGCCCCTGATCACGCGTCCGCGCGGCTGCGATGATCTCGCGGCGCGGCTGGCGATCCCAAACGCCGATCAAACCGCCGAGGGCGAGGCCCGCTGTGATCGCTGATTTCCCGTTGCCGCGCCCAATGCTTAGAATGGCGTTGGCGGTGTCGTCGGCCATTGCGCCCTCAATGAATTGGCGCTGAAACGGGGCCAACGTGACAGGCTTCCCGGCGTTCGGCCCTTCGGGAATGTGTAGGCTATGCATGAATTGCATAGCTCTTTCTGCCGGGGTCGCATTTTCCGCCACTGCGTCGGGCGCGAAAATTGACAACTCAAGACGACGGTCCCGCGCGTCGGTCAAAGTCGCGGCATTGGTACCTAATTCAAAGAGGTCGGGCGTGTGATGCTGCGAACGACGCGGCGCGGGCGGGATGATCGAGCCATCCGCCTTGCACCATGTTCTTTCCTTCTTCGTCGCCTCGGTCATCGTGTTCACTCTCGCGTGTATCTCTTTGTTCAATCGTTGCTCTATCTGCCCCCTGCTCATTGGTGAGGGTCGTTGTGACGGTCAGAAAGCGGGTTAGTCTGATCGGGGATAAAACCCGATCTCCCGCCCTGACCGCCGCGATCTTGCCTGCTCATCGGAGCCGGGCCGCCGCTTAGGCCAGACCTGCCTTTCCCTCGGCGTGGTCCGCTCTCCCATGTTCACCGCCGTAGAGGGTGGCAGTGGGGCCTTAGGGCTTGGAGAGACCGCGAGACGCGGAATAGCTGCCCTTGTGCTGTGGCCCGTTTCCCGGTAGCACTTAGTAAGCGTCAGCCCCGGCTAACCCGTAAAAGCCAGCTGCCGCCCATGGCCCGCCGTGTCACCGGCGGGCCGATCTCTTACCTCTCAATCACCTCGGCATCGTTGTCCGGCGCAGTGTGCAACTCGGACACAAGCCGCCGCATGATCTGCTCTTGCTTGAGGGAGGGACGCCACGACGCGCGTTTGGCATGTCGGGCAATCGAACGCGTGAAGCCTTGCATCCACTCATCACCGCCACGCATTGCGCCGCGCAGAACGGCAGGCCAATGCAGCGTCATGATTTCGTCCAGCTCATGGGCAGTCATATCTTTACCCCCCGATAGCGGGCACCGATGCGGGCCATGTGTGGCGACGTGGTGAGGGATTTGGCGGCCATCGGCGACCTGCCGTCATAGTGCAGCGCCGCCTGATCCATGAGGGCTTGAGCGATGTCTGGCGGAATATCCGATGCAGCCTCGCCGAACCCGGCCTGATACTCGATTGTGATCCGGCTCGGGGACAGGTCGTGATAGCTCTCAAGCCATCTGATGTAAGGGCGAATACCGCCCACAAAGTCGAACGCTGTGAACACCTCCCCGTCGATGGTGACGGTCGGCACGCCATCGACAGACACTGGCCCGATGGGCAGGTTCACGCCACACTCTTGAGCCGGGTTGAAGATCGTCACCCGGATCGTCTGCGTCAGTAAGGCAAGCTGGGTGAATTGTTCAAACTCCGCCGCCGCCGTAAGGCCGATGTTGGAGATCGCCGAGTCGTCATCCTCATGATCCACGCGAATATGCGCTTTGAGATCATCAAGCACAAAGGGCAGCGCAGTGCTCACAACAGTCCGGTGGACAAGCATTTTCATATTGCGATCTCCACTTCTGAAATATGATTGCGGAAAGCCATTTGATCCTTGGCGCTCATGGCTTCGACGGCAGACAAAGCCACGGCCTTGAGTTCACTTCGTGTGGCACTCGCGGCCCACAAACGAGCCTCCGCCATGCCGCCAAGGAACGGCGGCAACGGCGTCCCCATCGGCTGCAATGCAGCTTGCACCACCGCGTCGGCATTTTCTGGATCAAGGGAAGTGAGTGCCTGATAAGCCAGCGCGGCGCGCTCTTGTTCGGACAACTTGCTGCGAAGGATCACGCGCAGGCCAAACCAGTGGTCGCCGCCGAGCGTCAGGACATAGCCAATCATCCGAGACACAGACTTGTGCGCAGGGCTGATGAACTGGCCGAATGAAGTGCGTGTTTTCCTGTTGGACAGCGCAGGACTTTCCGCTTTTATTTCAATGTGCGGTCTGACACCAGTTGGACGAGTTATGTTATTGTTATTGTAGGAAACTGGCACATCCCTATGGACTGCCACTTTCCCCCGCACATCTCTGAATGACAT